GCCCCAAGCGTGTCGTGCGCGAAAAGGGCCGGATATCCAGAATTGAAACTGAAGGCAACGACTGATGGCCGCAGGTAACTGGATCGTCTTTAACAGGGCCAAGCTGAAGCTGGCGAACGGGACGTTTGACCTCGACACGCAGACGTTTCTCATGGCGCTGACCACGTCATCGCAGGCGCTCGACGCGACCTTCGTCGGCGGGTCTACTGATTGCCGATATGCTGACCTCACGGCGGAAGTGGTCGGCACAGGCTACACCGCAGGCGGCAAGACGCTGGTTGCGACATGGACGCAATCGACCGGCACGATCACCTTCGACTGCGATGACCAGGCTTGGACATCGTCCACCATAACGGCCAAGTATGCGGTGATCTACGCCAACAATGCCAACGACGATCTTCTGTGCGTTGTGGACCTGGACACGGGCGGCGGGTCAGTCAGCACAACGGCCGGCACGCTTACGATTACAATCAACGCCTCTGGCGTTTTCACGCTGGCATAAGGGACAGACCATGCAGCAGGGATATATCGCGACCCTCCTTAACTCAATTGCGGACGGCGCGGCGCTCACCAACACCACGACGGCAACGTCGATCCTCCCGGTCATCGCCAAGCCGACGCTTCCGGCGAACTACCTGTTCGCAGGCAAGATGTTCCGCGTTCGTGCGTCGGGCAGGATCAGCACGGTTGTCACGACGCCGGGAACGCTGACGCTTGATCTCCGCTTCGGCTCGGTCAACGTGTTTTCGTCAGGCGCGATGACATTGAACATCGTGGCGCAGACCAACGTCGGCTGGGTATACGATGCAATGATGACCGTTCGCGCTGTTGGTGCGACCACGACTGCCAACATTCTGGGTCAGGGCATGTGGATCAGCCACGCGGTTATCGGCTCTCCGCTTCCAACAGCGGGCGGCGCGGGTGAGCACGTGTTGCCATACAACGCAGCCCCCGCAGTCGGCACAGGCTTCGACAGCACCGCAGCGCAGCTTGTGGACCTGTTCGCGACGTGGTCTGTGGCGAACGCGGCTAACTCAATCACATGTCACCAATTTCTGATCGAAGACCTCAACTAGGTCATGCCCCGCATCGGCTCACTCACGCAGCGACCGCGTCAGATGACGCGCTTCGGCGCGAACATGTGTCCGATGACGAACACGGGCCTGACCAAGCTGGGCGCGAATGGGGGGATGGAATACATCGAACTAGGCCCGCGCCGCGTTCCTATGGGCGGCATCGGGCATTCGCTGTTCTCGACGCCGCTACTCAAGGCCCCGCAGTTTACAGGCACGTTCTCGCTGTCTGGCGTGACGCGGGACAGCGCAGGGGTGGCGCTGGCCGGATGCGTGGTGGACCTGTTTCTGAACTCCGAAGACACGCTTGTTGCGACAACCACGTCGGACGGATCGGGGAATTACACGTTTATCGTAAACGGCAATTCGCAAACCTATTTCGTGAGGGCCTACAAGGCTGGATCGCCTGACGTGGCCGGAACAAGCGTAAACACGCTGACGGCTGTCTATCCGTGAGTGACGTTCGGCTATTTACGGTTCCGAGCGATGCCAACCAGAACGACGTTCGGCTCTATCCTGGCGTTGTAAACACCACGCTGACGCCTGAGCGCGGCCTGCTGACCCTGACCGGCTTTGCGCCGGCGATTGTTGCTAGCGCCCTGCTAACGCTGGGTGTCGGATCGCTGACGCTGACCGGCTATGCGCCGACGGTCACAACATCCGTAACGCCGGTAAACGTGACGGTGACGCCCGGCGCTGGCGCGCTGGCCTTGCAGGGCTACGCCCCCACGGTCGCAACATCAACCAATGTGTCCGTGGCGACAGGCTTGGGCGCGCTATCCCTGACCGGGTACGCCCCCACGGTAACCGCAAGCGCACCGCAAATTGTCGGCGGCGGCGGGCCGGGCAATCAGGGCCAGAGAGCGCCCCCAGCCAGGCGCAGCCAGGCGCACGAATGGGAGCTTGAGCTACAGCAGGCTGCGCGGCTGGCGTCGATTGCAAAGGAATTGGCGACCTCTGATCGCCCGCAGGCCCGGCGGATCGCCCGGAAGCTTGAAGATTACACCGGCGACGTCAAACAAGCCGAAAGCCTGCGCCGTGAGCTGGCAAAACTTGAGGCGGTGCAACGCGAAAAGCAGTTTCGCAACGAGATTGAGCGCCAGAAAAGCCAGGATTTGCAGGACGCGGCGCGGGAACTGGATGCCATACTGGCAGACGATGAAGACGCGTTGGACCTGCTGATGGCAAATTATGACCTAGAGGCAGATTTGCTGTTGGCCGTTTTTGGGATAGGACGATTGATTTAGCCGGTCCACCAGTCAGCCGGATCAAATGACTGAGCAAGGAAGCGCTAAGATGTTTGAACCAGACGAGAAAGAAGTCATTGACCTGGAACCGGCGGCCGAGACGGCCCCGGACCCCGTTGCGGAGGGCGAGACGCCTCCAGCGGAAGCGGAAGAGACTGAGCTTGTCGTCAGCATCGGCAACGAAGAACCGACGCCCGAACCGGAACCCCAACAGGCGCCGGAATGGGTCAAGGAACTTCGCAAGCAAAACCGCGAATACCAGAAGCGCATACGTCAACTGGAACGCAATACGCAGGCCGCTCCCGCGGCGCAGGGTGAGACCAACACCGCCCCGCCAAAGAAGCCGACGCTTGCCGATGTGGACTACGACACAGGCGCTTACGAGGAGAGGCTTGACGGCTGGTACAAGGCGAAAGCCGAGTATGACCGCCAGGCGAACGAACGTCAGAGAGCGCAGGAAGCCGTCAAGGGTGCGTGGGAGGCCAAGATATCCGGCTACAACACCGCCAAAGCCGAGCTGAAGGCGCGTGACTTTGACGATGCGGAGGCTGTGATTGCAGACACCCTGTCTGTGACACAGCAAGGCATCATTCTCGACGGAGCGGAAAAGCCTGCACTGTTAATCTATGCGCTTGGCAAGAACCCAAAGAAGGCGGCCGAGTTGGCTGCCATCACAAACCCGGTCGCATTTGCTGCGGCAATTGGAAGGCTGGAGGCAAGTTTGAAAGTCACACAACGCAAGCCGTCAGCGGCGCCAGAACAGATACCGAGCGGCAACGCTCGCAAGACCGGCGCTGTCGACAACACATTGGAACGACTGCGCGAGGAAGCCGGCAAAACGGGCGATTTCACCAAGGTGATGGCCTACAAGCGCCAGGCGAAGCGCGGTTAACAAGGACAAGGAACAATGCCTAACGGATTTAGCAAAGAAGAACGGGTTGCATTCGAGAACATCCTTGAAGGCTTTCAGGATGCTCTCGTGCTGTCCCGCAACGTGGCGGTGTTCGCCACCGACCAGACCACGATGGAACGCACGAACAACATCATGTGGCGCCCGCAGCCGTACATCGCGACGAGCTACAGCGGCACTGACATGACCACGAACTTCGACGATTACACGCAGCTGTCTGTCCCGGCCACTATCGGGTTTCAGCGCTCAGTCCCGTTTGTGCTGACCGCAACCGAACTGCGTGACGCGCTGCAGGAGGGTCGCCTCGGCGATGCTGCCAAGCAGAAGCTGGCGTCGGATATCAACGTGTCCGTTATGTCTGTCGCTGCCAACCAGGGGACGCTTTTCGTCAAGCGCTCTGCGGCGGCTGCTGGCTTTGATGATGTCGCCCTGTGCGAAGCCATCATGAACGAGCGCGGCGTGCAGATGGAAGACCGCTATCTCGCCCTGAGCACGCGTGACTACAACGGCATGGCGTCCAACCTCGCCGTGTCAACACGTTCGTTCGGCAACAGCATCTCCGATGAGGCGCTGCGTGCGGGCTTCGTTGGCCGGGTCGCTTCGTTTGACACGTATAAGCTGGACTATGCCAACCGCAAGACGGCTGCGGCCGGCGGTGCTGGTCTCACCCTAAGCACGCTTGTAGCTGCTGGCAACTACTGGGTTCCGAAGGCGACTTCGGTTGCCACGACCGGCGAGACGTCGAACGTTGATAACCGCTACCAGACGATCACTATCAGCTCCACGACCTCCGTGGCGGCGGGCGATGCGTTCACGATTGCAAACTGCAACTCGGTGCATCTGATCACCAAGCAGGACACTGGCCAGCCGATGACGTTCCGCGTCATCTCTGTGCCGTCATCCACCACACTCGTCATCTCTCCGCCGATCATCTCGGCGCAGGGCGGTTCGGATGCGGAAATCCAGTATCAGAACTGCGTCATGACCGGCACGTCCGGCACGGCGGCAATCACCTTCCTCAACACCGTTACGGGCTTCATGAACCCGTTCTGGTTCAGAGACAGCATCGAGCTTTTGCCGGGTCGCTATGCGGTCCCGACCGATGCCGGCGCGGCGGTGATGCGTGCGGCAACTGATCAAGGCATCGAACTGGTCATGCAGAAGCAGTACGACATCAACACGATGCGCACGAAGTATCGTCTCGACACGCTCTACGGGGTTGTCAACAAACAGCCCATGATGAGCGGCATCATCATGTTCAGCCAGACCTAAGCGGAGCAATCGCACATGAGTTCCTTTCTCACCGGCGGCGGCCGTGTCTCCGTCACTCTCACTGCAACCCAGAAGATCGCGGTTGCATCGCAAGGCCTGGTCAACGTTTACCGCACCAGCGGCTTTGTGAACTACCCGGACAACACGACCCTGATCGGCACTGTAATCAACGGTCAGACCGTGTTCGGAACCTTCACCGGTGGCGCTACCATCGTCATCGACGCGGGCGGCGGTCTGCCGACTTTCTACGAAGTTGGCACGGACCCCATCGTCAAGCAGGGTCGTCTTGCCAATGGCGTGCAGGTCACACCGAACGCAGAGACGACTGCCGTCACACTGACGGCGGCCGAACTTCTGACCGGGCTCGTTACCGGCACTCACGCAGCGGGCGCAACGCAGGCCTACACCCTGCCGACCGGCACACTGCTTGATGCTGCTTCAACGTTCGCCGTGGACGAATACTTTGACTGGACGCTGATCAACCTGTCGGCTGCGGCTGCGGATACGATCACGATCACGGCCGGCACGGATCACACCGTGGTTGGCACGATGATCTGCCAGTCGGCTCACTCTTCGACTGGCCTGATCCACGGGAACGCCTTGCGTCTCCGTACCCGGAAGACTGCGGCAAATACGTTTGTTTCGTATCGTCTGGGCTAGGACTGAAACAAGACTAACCCCCGGCCCTGACCGGCCGGGGGCATTTGCCGGGAGGACGCAATGCCAGACTTTCCTACCATCGTTTACAAATGCCCCGGCGATCGTTTCGGTCCTCCGCACACGACATACCAGAGCATTGGCGTCACCGATCAAAAGACCTTCGACAAGGCGCTGACCGATGGCTGGTTTGCCACGCTGGTCGAGGCGGTTAACGCCTATCTCAAGCCAGCGCCGGAACGTGTCGCCATCGTTTCCGAGCCCATCGACAACGCCCCGCCGACGCGTGACGAGATGCTGACCAAGGCGGCTGAGATCGGCCTGACGGTTGACAAGCGCTGGTCCGACAAGACCTTGGCGAACAAGATCATTGAACAGCTTGAAGCGCAGGAAGCCGAGCTGCTGACCGTGCCAGAGGAGCCCGCACCGTGAGCTGGACAAAGCGCGAGATCGTGCAGAACGCATTCGAGGAAGTGGGGCTCGCGTCCTACGCCTTTGACCTACAGCCGGAGCAATTCCAGGCTGGACTTCGTCGCCTCGACAACATGATGGCGACGTGGAATTCGCGGGGCCTGCGCATCGGATACCCGCTCGCGGACAATCCTGGCGACAGCGATCTAGATCAGGACGCTACTGTCACCGACGAGGCCATTGAGGCCATCGTCAGCAACCTTGCAGTCCGCCTTGCGCCAATGATGGGCAAGACCGTCTCGCCGGATACAAAGGCAACGGCGCGCTCGTCTTACATGGCGCTTCTCAGCCGTCGCTCGACGATCCCGGAAAGGCTGATCGACGTGAACGCGGTCCCGGCTGGACAGGGCACGAAATACTGGCGCTTTAACGGCGACCCGTTCCTACAGCAGGAGGATCGTGGTTTAACGGTCGGGCCTGATGCAACGCTTGATTTTGAGAGCTGATCCATGACTGACATCAATCAACTCTCAACCTCTGACACGCTCACGGCGGGCGACCTCTTGCCAATTTGGCGGGCCAACAACAGCGACACGCGCAAGACCAGCCTGACGACGCTGCAAGCGTTCATGCAGGCAAACCTGACATTCCCGACGTTGACGGGTCAAGCGCAGTTTGTGGTGCAGTACGCGGCGCCGGTGGCCACGGGCTTTACAGTAACGCTGGTATCGACGTCCAATAACCAGTGGCTGATCATGTCGCCGCTGGCCACCTATGCAACCGGCACGATCACTTTCCCTCCCGTTGCAAGCCTCGTGGATAATCAGGAAATCCTGATTTATTCAACGCAGATCGTTACCGCGCTGACGCTGGCCGGGAACGGCGCGACCATTGCAGGATCGCCGGGGTTCATCACGGCGGCCGGCGCGCTGCGGTTCAAGTACAATGCGCTTGCCTCAAGCTGGTATCGCATCGGCCTGGTCGCAGAACCAAGGACGGTGACGGGCTCGACGGGCCTGACGGTGACCAATGGAGACGGCATTGCAGGCAACCCAACTTTGACGCTTGACGCCACGCTAGCAGGCATATCGGCTGTGACCACGGCAGCGGACCAGCTTGTGTACTCAAGCGGCGTGGATACATTCACGACCACGGGCTTGACTGCTGCTGGCCGCGCAATTCTGGACGATGCAACGGCCGGTGATCAGCGCACGACGCTTGGTGTCGGAACGGCTGACAGCCCGACATTTGGCGGCCTGACGATTGCTGACGCGGGTAACATCGTTGTCAACACCACGACCGGCACCAAGATCGGCACGGCCACAGGCCAGAAAATCGGCTTTTATAACGCCACGCCAGTTGTCCAGCAGAATACAACCGGAACGGCTGCTGGCTTTACGGCTGGCGCCGGAACGGCCGTTAATGATCAAAGCACATTCACGGGAAACCTCGGTGCAACCGCTTACCGCATCAGCGATATTGTGCGAGCGCTTAAAACTTTGGGATTAATGGCGCAATGATTGAGCAAATCAAAGAAATCCTGTTCGGATGGGACAACGTCCGCGTTGAGGATAACGGCGCCTACTGGCTTGTCTCAGGCAGCTATCAGGGCCAAGCCCATGCAGGCACGCGGGCCGATCCCATCAGCCTTGCGCATGATCTGGCGGCGCTTGTGGTGGTGGTTGAGCCGGAACCGGAGCCTGTTCTGGAAGCTGCGCCAGAGCCAGCGCCGGTTGATCCTTATGAGGCGCATTGGGACGCGGTGACGTCTGGCACGCTAGGCAATGCTGTTGACGCGCCAGTCTACGTTGACCCGCTCGCCGCTGAAAATGACGCCTTGCGCGCACGCATCGCAGAGCTTGAGGCAGCGCTGTCCGCCCCCGTGCTTGAGCTGTCCAACCCAGCCGAGCCGCCGGCCGAGGCGCTGCTTGAGGCCTATCCGGACGAGGATCACGCGGCGCTCAAGGCGCGTATCCTGGCTGAGTTCGCAAGCCTTCGTAACATGCTGATCGGGCAGATACCGATGACGCAGGACCAGCTTGCGCGCCTCGTGGCGCTTGAACATCCGAAATATCAAAGCTGGCTGCAAGGGGTAACCAAATGATCAACGAGACATTCGCCCCGGCGTATGGACAAGGCGTGGTGGTGGCGAGCGTCACGACGACGTCAGCTGCTTCGGCCGCTGGCTTTGGGTCCAAGTCGCTGACCGTCACGAACACGGGCGGGACAAATGCCATTTACCTGCGCACCGGCTTGTCCGACGCAGTGGCGACGACGGCGGATTACTGCTTGCTGCCGCTTTCGCAGGTAAGCATCAGCAAGCCGCAGGATCACACGCACGTTGCTTACATCACGGCGGCGTCCACATCGTCCCTGCATGTCATTCCTGGCGAGGGGTTCTAGGGTGCATCGCAGCCGCGACAGGTCCCGATTTGACACCGGCGCCCCGCTTCTTGCTCAAGCCACGGCGGCGCTGGGCGGCATCCAGCCTTTGCATTATTGGGATTTTGCAACCAATCGCGCGCTGTTTGCGGGCGCGGATGTCGGCGCGGTATCAAACACACCCGGATGGTCATTCGCACGGGCCAGCGTCGGGACGGCGGAAGACCTTGCGGGTAACATTATCCAGTTTGCGTCCGGCGAAGTCCGCCGCACCAACCGTGGCGTGTTGATTGAAGATGCACGGACTAACCTGTTTCTCAACTCTGCTGTCGGCGTTACTCAGAACGTCACTGTTGCGGCCGTCGCTCATACGCTGAGCTTGCGTGGAACGGGGACCATAACACTCACAGGAGTGTCAACCGCCGGGCCATTGGTCGGAACGGGCGCCGCCAATCGCGTTGCGCTGACCTTCACTCCAACGGCGGGAACACTGACGCTTACAATCAGCGGCGCTGTCACTAATGTTCAGCTTGAGGCGGGAGGGTTTGCGTCAAGCTGGATACCAACGGCCGGGACCAGTGTGGCGCGAGCGGCTGACGTTCTCGGGGTTTCAAGCCCTGGCGTGACGTATCCGCTAAGCCAGTTCGTTGAGTTTGACCAACCTGTTGATATCGGCGCCTCCTCTCGATTTTTGCAGATTGACGCCACAAACAACGAAAGTTCTCAGCTTGTCGGCTTTGCTGCGCTCACGGATTTTTATGCGCAGGTGGTTGTGGCGGGGGCAGAGGTTGGCGCGTCTTACATAGTTGGATCGTTTCCCCTGAACACGCCAGCGCGGGCGGCAATGCGGGTTGCAGTAAACGACGCGCGCGGAGCTGCTAAAGGTGTTCTTGGCGCGCAGGACAGCACGCTGGCGGCTCCCGCAACTCCAACCAATATTCGCTTCGGCGCGTCGGCGACTGGTTCACTAAACGTTTTTGCGTACATCCGACGCGCGGCTTACTTCAATTCCGCCATCAATGATGCTGGCCTGCAGGCAATGACGACCTGATGCAAATCCCGATCCTCTCAGGGGCCTACAGCGACGGAAACGCAGATTTCCGCGTCGCCTATCCGCTGAACATGGTCCCTGTGGTTCAGCAACAGGGCATCAGCAACGGCTATCTGCGGCCGGCAGACGGGATCGTGAGCAACGGCACGGGGCCGGGCCTGGATCGCGGCGGCATCGAGTGGAATAACGTTCTGTACCGCGTGATGGGAACCAGCCTAGTCAGCATCAGCGAGTTCGGCGCAGTCACCACAATCGGCACAATCCCCGGCACTGACCGCGCCATCATGGTCTACAGTTTTGATTACCTTGCAATCGCGGCCAATGGCTCGCTCTATCTCTATGACGGGACCACGCTGGCGCAGAACACCGACCCGGATTTGGGGACCGTGGTGGATGTTGTGTGGGTCGACGGGTATTTCATGACGACTGACGGGGAGTTCCTCGTCATCACGGACCTGAATAACCCGTTTGCCGTTGATCCTCTCAAGTACGGGTCCAGCGAGATCGACCCGGACCCGGTTGTCGGCTTGATCAAGCTCCGCAACGAGATTTACGCGGTCAACCGCCACACGGTCGAGGTGTTTCAAAACGTCGGGACCACGGGCTTTCCGTTCGAACGCATCGCGGGCGCCCAGATCACGCGGGGGAGTGTCGGCGTTAACGCAAACTGCGCATACCTTGACCAGATCGCGTTTATTGGCGGGGGAATGGGAGAAGGGATTGCGGTCTGGCTGGGCGTGAATGGCAATTCGCAGAAGATCAGCACGCGCGAGATCGATATTGTCCTGTCGGGCTACACCGAGGCGCAACTTGCGGCATCTTTCATGGAAACCCGCACGGATCGCGACCATCGCCAGCTTCTGATCCACCTGCCAGACAAGTGCCTTGTCTATGACGGGGCCAGCAGCGCCGGGGCGCAACAGCCGGTCTGGTATTGCCTTTCATCCAGCCTTGACGGGGTGGGCGAGTATCGTTCCAGCAAGCTTGTCTATGCCTATAACCGATGGAACACGGCCGACACGCAGTCCGCATCGTTCGGCTATCTCGTGGACAATATCGCGACGCATTGGGGTCAGACGGTCGGCTGGAACTTCCAAACGCAGATCGTTTACAACGAAAGCCGGGGCGTCGTGGTGCATGATCTTGAGCTCGTGGCCCTGACCGGCCGCGTGGCGCTTGGTGCAGATCCACAAATCTCGACGTCCTACAGCCAGGATGGCGTGACTTACAGCCAGCCCAAATTCATCCGCGCCGGCAAGATTGGAGATCGATCCAAGCGGCTGGTGTGGATGCAGCAAGGGGCGTTCCGCAATTGGCGGCTGCAACGCTTTAGCGGGACGTCTGACGCCTTCCTGAGTTTCGCACGGCTGGAGGCGCGGCTAGAGCCGCTGGCCTGGTAATGGCGGACCCCAAAGCCCTGACCCGGAACCAGATTGCCGCCTTCGTCGGCAACGATCCGGAAGCCATCCGCGCCATTGAACGGCTGTTTCGGGTCGCGGGCGAGCTGACGCCGGCCGACATTGCAACTTTGAATGAGGCAATTGAGGCCAATACGCTAGCGCTAGGTGCGGCGCAGGATCGAGCCGAAGTGCTGACTGCCATTGCCAATGAACTGGGCCAGCGAGTGGTGCAAGCCGACACGGCCACATCACTTGCGCAAGCGGCGCTGGACCAGTTGGCGCGCATGTCTGACACCGTACAGGGGCTGGCCCTTGCCCCGCCAATCATACCAGCGCCGCGCAGGGTTTACGGGACGTTCTACGATACCAACACGCAGAACGCTGCTGTGATCAACACGGCTTACACGGTGAGCCTGTCCAACACCGATCTGAGTTTTGGCGTCTACCTGTCGGGGACGCAGATCACGGTGAGCCAGGCAGGGGTTTACGACTTTCAGCACTCAATCCAGATTGACAAGACCACGGGTGGCAAGGGGCTGTTTTACCTGTGGTACAGGAAAAATGGGTCAGATGTTGCCGAAAGCGCAACCCGGATAAGGGTTGAGGGTAACAATTCCGAGCAGGTTGCGGCATGGAATTACGTGTTCAAACTCAAGGCTGGGGATTACATTGAATACCGATGGGCGGTGAATGATACGGGGGTGGAGATCAAACGCTTTACCGCTGCGGCGCCGGTTCCTGCCATCCCAAGCGTCATTGTGACTGTAACGGACAATATTGGAGACTGACGCATGGCCGTAACAGCAAGGGTTCTGGTCCCGCCAAAGCAATTGGAAAACGCCCAGACGTCGCAATACACGGCGACGAACGTCCGCGCCATCATTGACAAGGCGACGGTGACAAACACGTCAGCCAGCAACGTCACTCTGTCGGTTAACCTCGTCACAGTCAGCGGGTCGGCCGGCGCGTCTAACCTGATCATCGACAACCGGACCATCGTTCCGGACGAGACGTATCTATGCCCGGAGCTGGTTGGACAGGTTCTCGAGGCGGGCGGGTTTATCTCCACTATCGCAGGGGCGGCAACTTCGCTAACCATGCGTGTGAGCGGGCGGGAGATTTCCTGATGTTTGAAGACTTCGCCAAGCGTTTAGGCGAGTTGGGCGGCCTGCCTCAAGTAGAACTGACCCCGCGCCAGAACAAGCTGAACCGGGAAATGGCCGTGGAAGAGTGGGGCTATGGGCCGGAAGCGCCCAGCCTGGCCAAAGGATCAAACAAGCCATTCTATGCCAAAATGGGCAAGGCATGGGGCATTGAAGAGGCCGAGGCCCGGCGCCGCATGTGCGGGAATTGCGAATACTGGAAGGCCTGCGAGGATACGCAGGAGATGCTCGAAGCCATCCCGGTGACGCCATACGACGAGGCGGGCGGGGTCCGAGGCTATTGCGAAGAGCACGAGTTTGCCTGCGCGGCGGCGAGGGTCTGCAAATCGTGGGAAGAAGTCGAGATGGAAGGCGGCTATGACTGAGGCCGTCTCCGTCATTGAGGACGCGCAACTAGCGCCGCATGAAATCGACTTAGAACAGGTCGAGGCGTTTATGTTGACGCTGCCGCAGGTGGAATGCCCTATTCAGTATCATTTTGGGCCGGGGATTTGCATCCGGGAGCGGGTGGTGCCAGGCAACACGCTGATCATAGGCCACAAGCACAAATACCCCAACATGAGCATGATTATGTCGGGTGCCTGC